AGTACTAACAGCATCCCAAGAAAATTCAAAAACCGTATCGCTATAATTATCATTTATTGGATCATAATCGACGTAATGATCATCTAGTTGAAAGTTGGTAATTGCAGGCAGTGCACGACCTCTAATAGTTTTGGCATCACCAGGACTTAGAACTTCATCTTCATCATATGGTGTGATTTTAACCACAAACGATGTAGCATTACTTTCAAAATCAAGTGTATGAGCGGTATATTCGTCTACCAATATATCATATTCACCATTACCTTCCTTTAGTTCAATTCTTACCATTTCAGCACTACCAAACCATGTAACCGTCCACCATATCACATCTACAATGGTTTCTTTATATTCTAATGATAAGCTCGCAATCAGATCATATGAAATACCAGGCTCATCTGGTGGATCACCTGGATCACCTGGATCACCTGGATCGACATAAACTTCATCATTAATGATTGACCCGACAATGCGGATTTCATTCTCATTTTGTGGCAAAACTCGCAACAATCGAATAGGAAGAAAATTTGTTATTGCTGGTCCAAAAATAAATTTAGACGCTTCTTCCCCATGCTCGTCCATTGTTTTAATGTCTATATCTTCCCACTCACCAACAATAAAACTACGATCTGCTCCTGGAGTACAAGTATGAGGACCAGAAGCACCACCGGTCAATGTTGGGAAGAAAATTTGACCGGTCGATGATTCTTCAAAATCTACCGGTTCAGATAACTGAAGAATGGGGCCGGTTTTCTTGATAACAATGCCTGAATAAGCCCAGTCAATCACACGAGAAGCAACGAGAAGCTTTTCGCCCAATGTTGGAATATGGCCTTTGAGTCCTGTAGTAAATTCAACTGTAGTGCGATTAAGCTTATCGTCCATATACATGTACATACCAATACGCCAAGCATGATTCCGACTAATACATCCTTCAAGATTGATAGTACACGGGTTCAATTCACTGCCATCATCATCATAGCAATAAATACTTTTTGTTTCCCAAGTATAAGGGTCGGTATATTGTATCTCTACACAAGTAGGATCATCTGCTGTCCGCAATTTATGTTCTATTAATAATGAACCTTCAGAAATATCATCATCACTATAAATTTGAGCACTTGTTGTTTGTAATTCATCTCGAACACAAGACAAAAGGCCACCAGGCATATAAGGAACTGCACGACCATGCAAAGCACATTTTGATAATGCCTCCATGACTGAGCATCGAGAAGTAAAGCGATAATTAAATTCATAACCTGTATTGGCCCATGTGTTTTTGAGGGCATATAGTGTAGCCCAATCAACGATTGTACTGGCTTGCATACCTCCATTATCAGCAGTAACAATATATGCCATAGCATCAGCTATACAGGATGTTGCCACTTTTGTTCCGCCAAATCCTGTAGCTGTAACAGGATAAAGTTTTCTTGTGGTATCGACACGAATACGGCTGGCAACATTGCCAGATAACCGTTCAGATGCTCTTATACATAATTCAAGCATGGTGACATCGCCATAAACAGGATGACGTTCTCCACGTGCATACATGAAAGTTATTTGGCAAGTCTCGATTAACATAGCCGGTGGATTGTCTTTTTTTGCTGGCGATCGTTTAAAACGAACCTCATATTGATATGCATAAAATGGAACAGCAAAGCCACAAGTCATAGAAATAGTATGGGTTGTTTGACCATAAAAAGCATGAGAAAATGCTGCTGTCCATCCATGCGTCTGCGTATGGTTTTGGTTAATTCCTCTAACTTGAGCAATCACAGAAACAGTCTTGCCGACATCTCCTCCGTCTTTTTTCCACTCTCCCAGACCTTGAGGAAAAGTAATATCGAAGAAGACCGTATTAATAATTGCCCCAGGTGGATTTGCAGTGAAGACAACCCATTCGTCTGATAATTCTTGTCCACTAACCTCATTCGACACGTACGCTATATGAGTATGAGGTCGTGTATATGTATATGGCCCTGCGGAATTAGTGGCAGATAAGGTTGTTACCATACTAGGGCGTTCACCTGGTGCTACTACATTATAGGCAATATATTCGCTATCATCGTAATCGCATAGAGGAGTATTTTCGATGAATATTGTGGTGTCGTCTATTGTATCATATTCACCAACGCCAATAATAAAAAGGGCATATAAATACTGATCATAATGATGATTATATTTTTCACCTTGAAACGCGCCATTTTGTACGTTGAATGTATACATTGCTTGGGCAAGTGGTGGGAAAAATTTTCTTCGACCAAAATGCTCAGGAACAGGACAATTTACTGCTAATTGATTAGATGTCGATAGAGCATAGGTTGTGACATCTTCAACTGCTGGTGATGACGATGATGGCATTCCTGTTCCCAAGAAATAATTGACGAGCATCGTGCCGCCGAGGCCGACAACACCACCAATAATTGCCGCCGCAGTTTTGCCGACAATTCCAGCAAGCCAAAAAGAAGGACCAGCCAGCCAGAATGATAATGCCATAACAGCGACAAGTGCCATGATTCTTAATGGGTTACTGCCTCCACCACCACGAGGCAATTCTACAAAACGAACGGTATCACCTGGACGAAGATTATTATCCCATTCAGATCTTCCGAAGGCTACGCCATTTACGAGCACAATAAATGGTCGTGAGAAAGTAAGATTATTACGCTCTATGATTTTATTAATTGTAATCGCTTCTTCAAGAGCGGTGATAATTGGATCACTGCCGAAAGTCAGTAAATTCGGCTTAGTTCTAATCTTCTCTAAGTGTCCAGTATTCACTAATCCTCCAACCATTAATGCGAAGGGATGACATATCACTTAAAACAATGCCCGATCCTTCAACAGCGTGAAGAACCTTGGGCTTGCCATCGACAATCACATATATGCCAATATGATGTGGTCGATGTCCAAGCGTAAGGAACACACAATCGCCAGGTTGTGGCTTATCTGTTTTTCTGCCACCAAATAATTCAGGAAGATCACGAATAAGTCTGGCTGCACTAAAGACAGTGTGATTGCCAGCTAATGGTGGCATTTGGATACCATATATATCCTTGAGTATTTCACGATACCAATAGTAGCAATTGTGCTCTTCAGTAAATTTCTGACCGATATATCTATTAATTTGATCAGATGTCATATAGTTCTCAGCCCGGGGAAATCTGTTGTTGTCATTAATCTTCTAGGAAAATACAGTCCTACCAGATCAGGGAAACATGCTCTGGCCTCTATGCCCATTCTTGTTTCTTTTATTTGAGTAACGGATAAGGCTACAGGCAATGATGCATCCGCTGTCCAAGGGTCAGGGTCAATAGTAGGATCGGGATAATCTGTGGTATTTTTAATATATTGTCGATACATGACAGTAACCGGATCAACCTTTCCAGTAATAGACCGAATAGATGCACGAGCAGATAATGGGATGCCGTTAAGTGTAACTACCATTTCACCTCTTACACCACCTTCTGTTTCTGGCAATGCAAAATCAAACATAACAGGAATAAAAGTGCCATCTTCCGTTGTGATTCCTCGATATGAACGAACCACTTTAATGGATTCGTCCAAATCATTATGCATGATTTCTAGTGTATCGAAATAAATTATGTCCGCAGGTGCAAATTCATATGCTTCTTTGATTGCGTCTTCTAAATCCATATATTTGCTCTCTTATGGTGGCGGTGATGGTGATTCACTAGGTGATTCGCTAGGAGATTCCGAAGGGCTCTCACTGAGCGATTCACTAGGTGACTCACTTGGTGATTCTGAAGCTGATGGTGATTCACTAGGTGACTCACTTGGTGATTCTGAAGCTGATGGTGAAAGTGAAGGTGAATTAGAAGGTGACATGCTTGGGCTGCTACTTGGTGAAAGCGATGGAGAGATACTGGCAGATGGTGAAAGTGAAGGTGAATTAGAAGGTGATGCCGAAGCAGATTCCCACTCCCCCCATCCACCACCAGCAGTTGCACCACCAGCAGTTGCGATCCATTCGGTTCTTTGCAATAGTAATATTGCCACAAGATCTTGGTAAATTTCGTGTTTTGCTTTTATGGTTGGATAGCCAAAGAATCTAGCCGAATATCCAGAATATCCTAGATCAGTAATCCAATCAGCAGAAAACCAATTCACTCCATGATTAAGATCATCTTCAAACCATTCTTCAAAGGTCGTTAATTCAGTATCTATAAACCTGAAAGTGCAAGAGAGCTGATCAGGCATTCCATCACCAAACCTTCTTGCCTCATTACGCCCACTTTCGGTTTTACGAATCTTGACGGTAGAACCGGACGCAATTGACATCCCGTCGTTTAGTGGGTCTGGTAATGTACTAGGCCATGTTGCCATGTATTTGCTCTCTTATGCTGATGGTGATGGAGATTCACTAGGTGACTCACTAGGAGATTCTGACGACTCCTCGGATGTAAATATTTGCACATGCCCCCAAGTGAAACTCGCGCTACCATATTTCGTTTGATTGAAAGTGATGATCTTCCACACACCATTATGATCGAACAACATTGGATGAGGCTGTGTAACAGTTCCACCGTCAAAGGTAACATCCAATGTATCAATAAAGTTCATGTCATAATCATAAATTCTTGCCGTGGTAGAAGGACCACGACATGGGCCGCCTACCAACAACCACCACATACCATCCTCGTAAAGCATTCTGGAGCCTTCCCACCCCTGATTTTCAGTATCAGCACCGATTAAATTCCATGTGGAGAAGTCTGTGGAATATGCCATGGCAGCATAGAATGGATCACCAACAAAGGATGTATCTTCAGTGATAGAATACGCAATAAGCCAGCAAGAATTTGCGCTATCCCAAACTACATGACCTTCTTCAGCGCCATAATCTTCAGTGAGTAACCCAGGAAGATTCAATTCGGTCATGCCGGTAACAAGCGTATATTTATCACTCAATATATCGTCATCTTCAATCAGTTTGCTTAATACCTTTAGTTCTCCGCCAAAACCATTGCCCCAAGTAGCGATAGTTAATCTTCTATCGCCATTATCATAGCGAATGATATGTGAGGACACATCATTTTGAATCGCACCATCTCTCGATATGAATATCACTCCAAGCTGAGTGATAGCATAAGTGGTCAAGTCAATCTTGAAAACTCCACTATAAGATGAACCTCTCGGGTCTGGTGCTGTCGCTGTGACATATAACTCATTGCTGAAAATATATGCAGTGCCATAAATATCTGACACGCAACATATGTCGCGCAGACCAACACAACCGAATCCACCCTTTTTAAAACTTGAGAATTTCCAAGTAGTTGCACAGTTACTTGCAACTATGAAACCATATTTATAATCAGCAAGATTACCGGAAGTCTTCAGATTATAATATGAAGTTGTATCGGCACCAGTAATGTAATCCCATCCGCCACCATCATCTTTCCAGAAACAAGCAGAATTTCCAACTAGTGAAAATCCTACTTTATAAGTCGGCGTCCAACCAGATTCAGATACAGATCCTAAATTATAGTTGGTACCACCAGTTTTTACTTGAATACGTGCAATATTATTGATTCTATCCCAAACAGCACAGACAAAATTATCCGCGTCTTTAAACAGGCCGACACCAGCACAATCGTATCCACTGCTTCCACTACCACCTTCGTCTACTTGAATTGAAATAAAACATTGCGGAATAGTAAGCTCGGTCACAGTTTCAGTGATAATATTATTATGCGTGCCAGTGGTATGAGTTACAGTGGCTTGATTACTAGCTACCGAGAAAGTACCCGCAGTATTCTCAGTATAATGGGTAAATTGTGTATCAGTATAGAATTCCTCGGTCAACTCATTGAGTTCTGATGGTTCAGGATTAAATGGGTCAATCGTATCTACCAGTGTAAATGTGAGATTGGCAAAGGTACAGATTTGCTCTGACGCCGATGTAGATGGAGACTCAGATGGAGATAGCGATGGAGACTCAGATGGAGATAGCGATGGAGACTTACTAGGCGACATAGATGGTGATGTACTCGGGCTTTCACTAGCTGAAGGAGAAAGTGATGGTGATACTGATGGGCTTTCACTTGGGCTGACTGATGGTGATGTGCTAGGTGACACACTTGGCGAAGGTGACACCGAGAGTGATTCCGATGGGCTTTCACTAGCCGAAGGAGAAAGTGAAGGCGACCCTGAAGGTGATTCCGATGGTGATGGCGATTCTGATGATGATTCTGATGGTGACAATGATGGCGAGGAAGTTACACTCGCACTAGGACTTTCACTAGGTGATCTAGATGGTGACATTGAACGTGATCTGCTTGGAGATTCACTTGGCGAAGCCGATGGAGATCTACTTGGTGATGTGCTTGGTGAAGCTGATGGAGAAACTGATGGAGATACCGATGCAGATGGAGATACTGATGGTGATTCTGATGGTGATTCACTAGCTGAAGGAGAAGCTGATGGCGATTCAGATGGCGACTCACTAGCTGATGGTGATACAGATGGTGATTCTGATGGAGATGCTGAAGCTGATTGTGATGTAGTTAGCCAATAACCTTTAAATATTGATACGCCATGCCAAGAGCTGTCTACTGCGAATACACCAGCGAAGATAGTATCAGTATAAGAATCATAAAATGTGGTATAATATGCGGATGTTTTTAATCCATCTATAGTTGCCCAATTCCATTGTGACCATGTATCGTCACATGGGCGATATCGAACTATACCATCATATATATTATTAGTGGCAATAATTAAATCACCATTTGCGCGTACAGTAATATCACCAAATACATAATCATTCTTTTCGTAGTATGTTGGTCGATGATAGGTAATAGTATCGTTAGATACATTAATTTTCATCAAGCCACGACGATCAGCTTGTCCATTTGCTGTGGTATATGGAAAAGATGCGTATATATATCCATCTTTATAAACTGCATAATGTGCACCACGACTGTGAAAGGAATAATTAGCACAACAATAATAAATCCATCGTTCACGTTCAGCATCCCATCTCTGTAAATTAGCACGACGATAATTAGGGCGTTGAAAGTCTTCTCTACCAGCTAAATTAATATATCTTTGCATTTGTATTTCAACGGGAAGTCCAAAAGCAGTCATTCGACCATAATAACTATCTAAACCACATTCAGTCCAAATTAATACAACTCCACTACTAGAATCTACGCTCATATGCATAGATCCAGTACCTAAATCATCTGCATGCCATGTATCCCATGCATCTCCGTTAACTACATTAAAGTGATAAGGTGGCCCGGCTTCTGTTACATCAATATATCCAACAACTACTAATGGCCACCACCAAGAAGAACCAATTCCTGTAATCGTAAGATATAATCGATTTGTTGTACTATCAAAATAACCACACGATATTTTTCCCGATGTAACTGGAGAATCGTTATAAGTCCACGTTTCTATATTTTGGGTTAAACCATATGATGGGTTATCATCAAAGAATCGATAATAAGTAAAAGTTTCATTCTCAGCATCAAAAACCATTACTGTGTGATGTTCATAAATAGCCACTGTCCCCATGCAGAAGTATTTGCCACCATTACCATGAAATTTATGCCACCACACATCGTAATTGTAAAATATTGCGTTATATCCTGGTGTTGTATCTTTGGTATAACACTTTTTAACCGTCCAAGTATCACAATCTACAACAGTAATATTGCGAAGATTTTTTGTGCCAACACCTGC